TATCAATGCTGGATGGCAGTGTTCACTCCACTATCATCCAATTAAGAAAGAGACATTTATTGTGGTAGATGGCGGTGTAGGTTTAGAAGTTATGGAAACCCACGGTAATTCGCACAATTTACAATTAATTGCCGGGGAAACTTATACCCTAGAACCTAAAGTAGCGCACCGTTTTTGGTCATATACAGACCAACCAGCTGTAGTATTAGAAATATCCTCCACCCATTCTGATGACGATGTAGTTCGCCTAGAAGAATCGAAACCATTATAATGATCGAACCCTATCTTACACAAGATATGTTGGACCGTCTTGTGCGACTACCTAAGTTGCAGCGTAAGATAGCTATGGCCCGTATTGCCCAAGAAGAATGGAACCGGTGTGCAGAAGATATCACGTACTGGTTAGACGACAAACGCCATCCAATACCCTACGTATATACTAAAGATCCGAAGGCAATGCATCGCTGCAACCTTTGCCCACCTTCGGCAGATGTACTAAACTTTGATAAACGTCAGATTCATATGCTTAGTACACATAAGATCCAGGTTAATGTTGGTGAGGATCTTAAGCAATACTTTACTGAGTTGGACACTATCCGCCGTTTTCCTATGATGGATTACATGCTTCCAATAATTGACGTATGGCAGCGGGAAAAGTTAATGGTTGTGGAGAAATCCCGTGATATGATGGCCACATGGCTTATCGTAACCCTTTATACGTGGGACACTATATTCCATAAAGGCCGTCAGAATATTATGCAGTCCGAGAATGCTACCAAGACACGTGATCTTGTGGACCGGGCGTATATATTGTACGCCAATCAACCAGAGTGGCTAAGACAAGTCCACCCCGCAACAATTGCTGAAGGAGGTAATCGTGCCGGAATCCTTAAAGTGCCCACACTGCAATCTGAGATTATTGGGTTCCCTGCCGGGGCAGATAAGATCCGCCAGTATCACCCATCAGGAGTTTTTAGCGATGAGGCGGCATTTAATCCAAATGCATCCGAATCTTTCGCAGCCATTAAGCCTGCTATCTCAGGTGGAGGAAGATATACTGCAATTTCTAGCGCCAATCCGGGGTGGTTTATGAGAATTTGTCGAGATACATTGGAACAGTAAATATGAAAAAACTATACAACTCAACGAATGAACGAGTAACTGCTTATTATAAGAAACGTAAGGGTCAAAACTTATGTTATACTTGTTGGAAAAATCCTCCATCTTTAGAAATTAATAAATTTGGTAAACCTGGGGGTCAGTGTAATGACTGCCGGACTAAACGGGCTACTAAATATAAAGAAGTCGGTAAACCTCTGAATCAAGACCGTAAAATTAAAGCATTTCTTAGGTATGGGGGTCTATACTGTGCATGTTGTGGAATTTCGCAAATTGAATTTCTAAGTTTAGACCATATTGACAATGATGGCGCTAAACAGCGAAAACTTATTGGGAAACGAGCAGCTAACTTCTATACATGGTTAGAACAAAATAATTATCCCGCTGGTTTACAAGTTCTTTGTATGAATTGTAATCTTGGTAAACAACTAAATAACGGAGTTTGTCCCCACGTAACCGAAAGGCAAGCTAGTGTTTAAACGATTATTGTGTATATTGATCGTGGCGTCGGCTATGGCCTTCGGCCAAGCCTCCACCACTCCCCCCACACCAGTCACTGAAACCGTCCAGATCCTACCTGATAATTTCGCGGGTGCTGGAGCCCTTTACAACCCTAAAGGATCTAGTAAGTATACGGGCTGGGCCACATATGCTCATATACTTGACCAGAAATCCGGTACCTACTTCTTCACCACAGAAGACGTGATTCCTCTTAAAAGTCCAGTCAGCCTCCAAACTAGTGCTCGTGTCGGTATTGGTACACTTATGAAGCAGTTTGGGCAGATACGTGTGTGGGGAATTGTGGATGGCGGTGGTGCTACGTCGGGTACACAAAGCGGCGGAGCCGCTTCTGGCCGTACATGCGTAACAATTCCTTGGCGTAAAACTGCTTATAGTGCTATTGGGTGTTACGGGGTAGTGGTTAGTAATATTGTCCCTGGTACACCTAAAGTGATAGAGTTGGGGTTTGGTAAGTCCTGGTAATGAGTCGAAAACCACGTTTCGATAACTATTATTTTCATCGTGAGCGTAACACTGACGAGATTGACTGGCTTCGTCCTAGTGCCTTCGGCACTATGACTCTTCGATCACCTGTCGTATTGATTAACGGAGCCTTTGACATTCTTCACGCCCCCCATATGCGTATGATATTCGCTGCTCGACACAAAGCAGGAACCCTTATCTGTGCTTTAGATAGCGATGAGAAAGTGGCCAAGGCAAAGGGACCAGAACGACCAATCTTATCATTTATTGAACGGGCCACCTGCCTTAACTATATGCCTATCGACCATATCGTAGAAATACGTAACGAGAAGGACATGCGAGATTTGATGGCTATAATTAAACCGGACCTTCGGGTGCAGGGAGCAGATTACCGGGATAAACCATCACGGTATACAGCTGAGAAAATGCTAGTACGGGAAGGGGCTATGCATACGACCGAATTGGTAGAACGGATTAAGGAGCGTTATGTCAAAGACACTGACCCACTCGCAGGCTAAGAAACTTCTAGCGAAGTGCCAGAAACGTCTCCGGCTAAGCGACTGGGATATTGATATTGAGGTTGTTCCGGCGAAGGGCTTAAAAACCTCTGGTGCTATTGCTGAATGCCAGTTTAGTGAGCAGGATATGGAAGCTCATGTTAGGATATTGAATCCTAAGGAAAACGTATATACAGGGCTAACTGCCCAACATATTGAGGCTTCCATTTATCATGAATTACTGCATATCCTTATCACTCCGAATCTTAGTAGGGATTGCCCAAATGTCCATGAGGAACAGTTAATCGAAAGGCTTGCCAAAGCACTGGTAGGTATATGAGTCCACTAGAAGCATTATGTAGTAGTATCGCCACAAGTGAGGGTTTCTTTGCGCCGCAGCAAGATCTTCCCAAAACTAATCATAATCCTGGTGACCTTCGGGCTAGTCCTCTAAACCGTTTTAAGGACAAGAACGGATTCGTAATCTTTCAATCAGATCAAGAGGGTATTGCAGCGTTGTATCACCAGGTTACGCTGATGGCCGTTCGGGGAATGACCCCGCGTCAGATCATAACGGTATGGGCACCCCCAAGTGCGCCCGATGGTGGCAATAACACAGATGCCTATATCGCTAGTGTAGCTCGATGGACAGGATTGGATATGGATAAACCATTATGGAACTCACTACAAGTACAGAACATGTACCTATACAAGCCGGGGACGTAATTGTCTTCCAAGGTGACCACTTCGTTTCGCGGGTTATTGCATACGCGAGTGATTGGCCTAGGTGCAAAATTAGCCATTGTGCTATTATGGCTGATATTGACAATAATCTTGCTGAAGCAACAACTCTTGATGGCGAAAACGGTGTGGCGATTGTTGGTTTACAGTACAAGTTGGATACCTATGAGGGCCATATGTGGCACCTTCCCTTACGTGCTGAAGCACGTAAACGGTTGCAACTAGATAAACTAGCTACGTTTGTGTGGAGTGAAGTTAGTCACCCATATAGCAAACTACAAGCGGTCCTGGCTCCCCTTCGGGTCGGCCAGGACCTTCATAACTGGGCAGATGATTGGTACTGTAGCAAGTTGGTGGCTAAAGCCCTTGTAGAAGGTAGTGTGTTGTCAGTTATGTTTGATGTGGCTATCACACCGAGCCAGCTTACGCGCCTTAACTGTTTTGGGCCTATGAGGCAACTTAAATAATGGGGAATGAAGCAGGCAAGGCCGTACACCGGCTTAAACCGTTGATGAAAGGTCGGGGTATTGACATCGGGTGTGGTCCATGCCCAGTGCAGGGTGCAGAGCCATGGGATCGTGAGCAGGGAGACGCTCAGTACATGACTGGGGTTCCCGACCTTTCATACGACTGGGTGTTTAGTGCCCATTGTCTAGAGCATATGAAAGACCCCCACACGGCTATACAAAACTGGTGGAGACTAGTTAAAGTAGGTGGGTACTTGATCGTATTAGTTCCAGATGAGGACCTATACGAGCAGAGTGTATGGCCTAGCAAGTTTAATAGTGACCATAAACGCACGTTCACATGTAGTAAGTACCGTTCCTGGAGTCCTGTTAGTGTAAACGTAGCCGATTTACTACGGTTTCTACCTGGTCACCACCTTATCTCCCTTACACTAGAGGATTCAGGTTATGACTACGAGCACACGGGGCGGGACCAGACAGTAGACGGGGCGGAGGCAGCCGTACAATTCATTGTAAAGAAAGAGGCTATACCCCTCTATGGGGGTACTGTAGAGTTTGACTTGGGAGGCATTAAAAGTGTCAGTTCCTGAAATCCTGCACCAATCTACTGGCCTCAAGATTGTCCGTAACCCTATCAATCAGTTCATTGTATGTACCCTCCACCATACGGCAGATCCTAATAAGCGTAGTGAAGAATGGCGACGAGAGGCCGCTGCTGGACTAACCCCAGAACAGGCTGCCCGTGAGTTAGACATTGATTACACGGCAGTTATGGGTGCCAAAGTGTTCCCAGAAATTACTAATTTCCGTACGTCTATCGTAGTAGAGGAAAAAGATTACCCATTCCTTGGGGATGCTAAGTACTATGGTGGTTTAGACTATGGCCTTCGTAACCCTTCCAGTTTCCACGTGTATGCCGTCGGAGATGGGATGGTGTACTCTATCTGGGAATTATTCAAGCCCTGCCATAACATTGCCGAGTTCTGTCAGGAGATGCGGGCGTGTCCGTACTTTAACAAGTTAAAGTGGATAGCCGCCGATCCGTCATTTTGGGCACCTAGGGCCGCCGATATTGGCGACCCAACCTCCCTTTACAAGTTATTCTGGCAGGCTGGGGTACGTAATCTCATTAAAGGTATTAATAATCAAGAAGATACGTGGCTTACTATGATGCGGGAGTACTGGGCTAGTGAAGACGCTACTTTCCGTATATTCGAACGGTGCTCGAACCAGATACGGGAGTTTGAGACAGCCATCTTTGTAAACCAGTCTGAACGCCAGCTCCTTACTACCGCATATAATGAGAAGGTTCAGGACAAGGATAACCATAGTCTGGATGACTGTAAGTATATGATGCTTAGTCTACCTAAATCTAGTGCGACTAGTACCGTTTGGGAAGACCCCCACCAGATCAACCGCTGGAGCCTTAGTACGGGTAATAACTACCGCCCAGCCCAAAGGACCCGAGCCGTGCAACCTAAGACAGGCGCTACAGAGGGTGTAACTAAGAGGGGATATCGGTAACCACCTGATATATATGGTATTATATACATAGATGCCCGTACAAAATAGTTATCATGATGCTACGCCCGTTGAGCTATTACATGGGAAACCCACTACCCAGCATAGTATTAGTTCCTCCCCGTCCAAAGAGGATGAGGCGGCTCGTACTTATGTATTGGCCTGGCGTGACAAACTAATCTACGAGCGGATCGAGAAACTCAATGTCTGGAACGAATGCTGGGCCGTATACCGTGGTCAGGAAGACTTCACTAATAAAGAAGACTGGCAAAGTAAGATATTTCTACCTAAATCTTGGAGTACCGTTAAAACTGCCGTAAGCACTGTTAAACGTCTCCTAAATTATGCTAAAAAGCCGTGGCGTGCCCAGCCTCTGAATCAGGACGACGCTATTTGGGAACTACGTGGTGAGAAGATGACGAACTTGTCCAAGTTCTTCTTGGATAAGGCTAACTTCCTTGAGGAGTTTAGTGTTGGTATGGAAACCGGGTTCATTATGGGCCTGGGTATATGGAAGTTTGGGTGGGATCTTAGTAACCGTAAACGTACACGAGTCATTACTAAGATGACTCCTATCCAAGGCAATCCAGCCTTAGTGTCGCCGTATGGAGCACCGCTTGGACAACCGCAAGGTGGTCCTCCTCAACCTGGTGCTGCTACAGAATTGCCTACGCAGTTAGCCGCTGGTGGAGCCCCAGCCCATCTTAACCAGCCGCCTATCGCTGAACAACAACCTCCACAGCGAATGAGTCCTGAGCAGATTGGGCAAAGCCGTGAGGAACTTATCCAGCAACAGAACGAGCAGTATCCTACACAATTGGGTGGGGAAGCGTTATTGCCACCGGGTGGTCTTAACTCTGGACTAGCTGGTATGCTTAGCGGTGCCCAACCATTACTAGTGCCCCAAAAACAAATCATTCAAGAAGAGGTACTTGAAGGTAACCTGACTGTTAATGCGGTTGACCCATACTACTTTTACTGGTTACCTGGGTCCAAGCTAAACGAATGGACTGGCACCATCGAGGAGATGGAAGTCCCAAAGTGGCAGTTGATGGAGATGGCCCTCAATGGTGCTTTCGACCCCAAGTTAGTCGAGGGTATCGGCGATATGCTGATTGACGAGTACCAACGTCAATCCTTCCTCCGATTTAATGAGATGCCTCGTGGGCCGGCTGGAATTAATAATGACACAGGTATCGTTAAACTAGTTGAGTTCTACGGCCCATTAGTAATTGACGGTAAAGTTATCGAGAAGAACGCCCATATCCTTATTGCCAACGACACATGGGTCCTAAAGAATGGTAAGAATGATAAGTGGTTCCAAAAGCCCCCGTACTGTGCTTTTAGTCCCCTTATGCTGCCATTCCGCACAGATGGTGTTGGGTTGGTAGAGAATGTACGAGCTATTGACCGGGCACTGAACCAGATCGTGAATCTTGGTGTTGATACATTGATGTTCCGGCTGATGCCCTTATTTGAGTATACCCCTGATGTCTATGAAAACCCAGAAGATCTTCGCAATGGAATTACACCGGGTAAGATCCTGCGCCGTAATAGCCTTGCTATGGGTAACGAGATGGGTATTAAACCTGTTGAGTTCAATGATGTTAGTCCTGGCGCTAGCCAAATTGCTGGTATCTTAGACCGTGCTCATCAGGAAGGGGGACTTGTCACTGAACTCCAGCAATCACTTCCCCGTTGGTCCGGTGCTCAGACAGCTACGGAGACAACGGCTATACAACAGAATCAAGATAGCTTTTTTGGGGCTTTGGCTGCGGATATTGAACAATATGCGTTAAGGCCAATGATTAAGATGGCTATTGACATCATTATGCAGTATGTGGATACTGCTAATGATCCCCGTGTGGCACAAGTACTTGGAGTAGATCAGGCTATTCTTAGCGGTATGACCCATGCCGAGATATATGAGATGATCTCCGGCGATTACGATATTCTTGTGACAGGTATTACAGACCAGTTGGAGAAAGCTGAGCAGTTACAGAATCTGATCCAACTCATGAATATTATTGGGCAGAATCCTGAGTCGTGGTTACCCTGGATTAACCAAGACATGTTGTTGCGGCGTATCCTTGAGTCGTTCCGTCCGACCATCCATGATATCGAAAAGATTATCGCTGATCCGCAGACTGCCCAGGCTAATAAAATGGCTATGCAGCAACAAGAACAGCAGAATCAGATGATGCAGCTTCTACCCAAGTTGCACGATATGGCGGCTGCCCACGAGAAGAACGTGGCTGACCAGGCTCAACACGCTAAAGAACATGAAGATAATTTACAGAGTAAAGCTGTAGACCAGGCTATACAATTGCATGGTATTAACCAGCAAGCTAAACTAGCGGCGTCTAAGCCAGCGGGAGGTAAATAATGCCAGCAACGTTTGATTGGGAAGCTGACACTGGGGCTGCTACTGGTAGTCCTGCTAAGGGTACAACCCGCACTACGGGTATCACCGATAATAACTGGAAAAATATTGACGATTCCACTACAGCGTACTCGGCTGCTCCGATTACGGCTGGAAATAATAGTTATGAACGTTGGACGTTTGGTAAGTTCTCTGGTACGTTTAACCAAATACTTAGTGGATTATGGGCACATACAGCTACAGCTTTCGGCACTGGTTTAACACTTAAAGGTGTCCCGGCTACTTCAAGTGATGGTACTCGTCCGTTATACACAACCCCATCAACTTCAGCCAATTCTACATTTACAGTTGATATGACCAGTGCTATTTCTATTAGTAGTGGGGTAGCTATATTTTTTGGAGCTACTGGCCCAGAAGCCACGGGTAAAGCCAGTAGCACAACTTCTAACCCTAGTTATACAAACTATCTTGGTAGCCAGTTACAGACTACTAGTTCTGCGGCTCCTGGAGATACTGCCCAGGTTACACTGACGTTACAGTACCAAGAAAATTAAGGACTTATCTGTGAGTAAACTAATCTTCTGTGCCAATTGTCAAACCGAAAAACCTCACAATGTAGACGTACAACCGCGTGAGGTTATCGCCACTTGTGAGTGTGGTCGTCATATTAAGTTCCCAGCTCTTAAGAATGCCGGGGCATTGCGGGCTATGTTCGATGAACACCGTACCGTGAATACTGGCCAAGTTCCCGCAGTAGAGTACGTTCCTGACACAGATGTAGTGTCTGCCATTGAAAATGCCTAATGACTTCCGGCTCAAGTACTTATTCGAAGCCCATCTCAAAGATGGGTCTATAATTCGTCAAACCCCCGAAGATATAAGTACGGCAGAACCGCTTACGCGGTCTGCCTTTTATGATGTAGCACAGCGACTAGATCAAGTACGTGTGTTCGGACTATATAGTGATGAACACACATATACTGTGAGTCTTGAGGACGGTCATTTTGAGATAGATGGTGTACCTTTCTCTGCTCAGCCAGTAACTAGTCCTATTATCAATGCAGGCGGGAAATTTAAGTTAGTGTACTTCCGGGATCATCAACAGGATCTAGTCGTGACGGCTAGTGTAGGGGCAGATGGAAAAATTGTGGAAAGTACGTCGCCAGGTCCTCACTGGCATCAATATCGTATTGGATGGGAATATACTGATCCCAATGGATCGGTGTATGTACAAACTATTGTGATAGTGTAATATGGCCAATATAATTGCTGGTACATCTGGAAACTTTACAGCCTCCACTACGTGGAAGGCTGTTGATACGGCTTCCGAACTAGACTCGGAAACTGGGACTAATGCTGTTGGTACAGCAACAGTTTATAGCTCTAGTTGGACCACAGATAGTAATATTGTCGATGGGGTAGCTGTAAAATTGGCAGCCCGTGTGGCTAGTCCTACTGGCACATTTAAGGTAATTCTACGTAACGTCACTGGAGCCATCGATGTCGATAGTGTTACTGTTAATAGTACAGATTTACCGGTTTCAGGGCTTGGTTGGCAGACATTTAAGTTTGGAACTAGCCATACGCTAATTACAAGTAATAACTATGCGGTCGGTGTGGCTTGTTCAGTCGCAAACGAAGTTACTCTATATCGTGATGCTAGTGCTAGTAATTGGTGCCGTAAAGTTCGTACTGTGGTTGCTACGGCTCCAGGTGCTAGTAGCCACTTTGTCATTAGTAACGAACTTACAGGTCCTGGAACCAAAAATGTTATCACGGTAACAATGGACAATACAGCGACCACTATTTTTGGTCCAACTGTATCTGGTGGACCCCCAGAAGGAATGGTCGTATCGGGTGGCGGAACCCTAACATTGGGTACTGCTGCATCCACAGCTTATAATCTAAACTACCGTGGTATTTTCCAAATTACGGGTAATGGTGTAGTTAATATCGCCACACAGGCCACACCCCTTCCAGCCTCGTCTAGTTTTCTGTGGCAAGCTAACCCAGTAGTTGCGGGTGACTCAGGAATACAAGTCCAAAATGGTGGTACTCTTAACATGTACGGTGCGTCCAAAACAGCATGGACTAACCTTAGTCATGATGTAGCTCTTGGTACTGCAACTTTCACAACCTCTAATAATACCGGTTGGGGTGTCAATGACACTATTGTATTTGCTGCAACGGACCAGACCAATGGTCACTTTGATGCGTTAGTCATACTTGCCACGGGGGCAGCCGGTACCTCCACCACTTCTACAACATGTACAGCGGCCCATTCAGGAACTACACCAACACAAGCTGAAGTTATTAATGTAACCCGTAACGTTAAGGTTACTAGCACGGCAACAGCCACTACTATTACTAGTTACATGTTCTTCGATACTACGTCACTTAGCACAATGTCTAATGTAGAGTTTAGTAATCTTGGGACAAATAATAGTACTAAAGCTGGTCTAGAATGTGCGGTCACGTCTGGGACACTCGTAGTACAAGGTTGTGGATTCCATGATTGCACTGGTAACTCGCAGTCTGCCTTTCGTATTGATAACTCTAATGTTAATAATTTCGTACTAAATAGTAATGGAATGTATAATATAGATGCCGGGGCCGCAGCCTCAGTTTATATTAATGCCACTCTAACTAATACTAATTGGAGTGTAACTAATAACGTAGTAATGCGTGCTAATAATGGACGTGCGTTCCAGTTTGGGTCATTACTCGGGACTATCACGGGCAATGTTGCTACGTCAGGCAATGGGGATGGATTTTTCTGGAATTCAAGTGCTACGAATACGGCAGTAACTACTGGTAACCTTGTACTTAATGTTACTAGTAATACGTCTCATAGTAATGCTAGTACTGGTTTTAACGATAATGGTAGTAACTATTTCGGTATCACCTTCGGGCAGATGGTAGCATACCGGAATAGCCAAGCTGGGATTAAGTTCACGGGTGTTAACGAAGACCTAATACTTATGTCAGCAACTACCTTCGGGAATAATACACAAAATCTAACATTCCAAGGTGGTAATACTCGCGGGCTAACATTCAATAACCTTACGGCTGGTGGCGATACTAGTTTTGCAACTACTGAACTGTTTAATGGTGGTGGTAATAATGGTATTAATGTCACTTTTAACACATGTACTATTGACGTAGTAACTGGTATATTTACACAACATACTAATATTTTTGCTAATGGGGGATCTTGGCTTAAAGTATTTTTTAACAATTGCCAAATTAATCCTTCGGGTGGAATACCTGCTGGTATTGTGGGTGGCGGTTCGTATGTTGGCACCCCTAATAGTTATGGTTACCGCGTTAGTAGTGTATCCTTTAATAACTTTAACGGTACTACAACTGACCATCGTTACTATACACCAATCTATACTATCCAGTCTGACAACGTAATCTTCGGGTCTGCCGCCCCTTCTGAACGGTTAATCCCGTTTAGTACACAGTTTAAGTCCTGGTCTAGCCCTAGACAAATTACTGTGTCTAGCGGCGGAACCCATGTAGTCCAAGTGGCCCTACGCCTATCAACATCGGCTGACGCTGGGGGCGTAACATATTCTGGTAATAACCCCCGCCTCATGCAGCGTGGCAACTCGTCTATTGGTCTGACTACAGAAACTGCCCTGGCCACATTCACACTTGCTGCTGGTACCTGGGGTACTCTAACTGGCACTACTGGGGCGGCTACAGAGAATGGTGTACAAGAATTCTACATTGACGCTGACGGTACTAGTAGCGCCTGGATCAACATTGATGACTGGAATATTACCTAATGGCTCTAGGTGATACATTAAGTTGGGTTGGTGGGCTCCCGTTCGTCGGTATGAATGCCGACCTGCACGTTACATACTGGGTAGCCGGGCGTCCGTACAAGTCTTTAGCCAGCGGGCAAATTACCACTACACAAACCTTACTCGGAAAAGCACGTATCCAAATTACTAGTACTCAGACCTTAACAGGTAAGGCCCGTATCCAGGTTACTACTACACAAACCCTGTTAGGTAAAGCCCGTATCTTAGCCGTTACAAATCAAACACTTACCGGTAAAGCCCGTATTCAAAACACGTCTACACAAACACTTACAGGCAAAGCAAGAGTACAAGTTACTACGACTCAAACACTTACGGGTAAGGGCCGTATCCAAATTACCTCTACCCAAACCCTACTAGGTAAAGGTCGTATTCTTGGTGTTACTAACCAAACACTATCTGGTCAAGCTAGGGTCCTTAATACTACTGCCCAAACCTTATTGGGGAAAGCTAGTATTCGCTTAACAACAAACCAGGTACTTAGCGGTAAAGGTAGTATCATTCGTAGTACTAGCCAAACTCTTACGGGGAAAGCTCGTATTTTCAAACAGACTCCTATTGCTATAGACCGTATATTTGATGCCCTATTAGACTTGCGCCACTTCGGTATCACGGTCGACCCCCGTGGCTTTGATACGCTTAAAGATACTAGAATCTATAGTATACTTAAAGATAGTCGGACGTATGACGCCCTAACTGACACTAGATCCTTTAAGGTACTACTTTAGTATGGCAACTTTTTTCACACAACGCGACCCTAATGCCGTTCTGGACTACTCAATAGACTGGACCGAATGGCTTTCCGGCGATGCTATCTCAACTAGTTCTTGGATTATTCCAACTGGTCTTAGCACGACTGCCAGTTCATTCGGTACTGCTACAACTATCGTATGGATTAGTGGTGGGACTGCTGGTGAAATATACGATGTCACAAATCGTATCGTCACAACTGGAGGCCGTACTGAAGATCGCACCATTGAGTTTACCTGCCTTAACAGATAATGCCTACACCTAATACTGCCCTTAAAGCCGCTTACGGCGAAGATACACTTGACTTACTCAATCACCTAGCCTGGACTGATATCGTAAAGCCCAAGTTGGATGAAGCCCGAATAGCCTTTACGAATCAACTGGTTAGCGCCACCCTCCGCCCTCAGGACCCTACTGCAGAGACGAAGGAACAGATTGCTGGTAAGTTATTTGGAATCACATACATAACGAATGTGTTCGAACGTATACTAAAAGAAGGAGCTAATGCACGTGAAATTCTGGCCAAACAGAACCTGTTTCTCCAGTAACAGCAGTAACTTACAAGTCGTGTTAATATAAAAATATATGAGTGATGTAAATACCGATCCTGTAGTCGTAAATACAGACCCCACCGTCGTACCGGGCACAGAACCCTCTGGTGCACCCGTAAGCAATCCAGACCGAGACGCGCTTATCGCTAAATATGAGGCCCAGTATGGTCAGCCCGTTGAAGCCACTACTGATCCTATAACTGAACAGCCAGTAGTTACTGAAACAGCCGCGCAGGCCGATCCTAACGCTGTCCTTCAAGCTGTTATGGCTGAGCTTACAGCGATTAAGAGCCAGTTGGCCCCCAAGACCCAGCCCGCAGTTGAGCAAACCCAGGAAGACTGGCTTAAGCTCCTGGCCGAAGGTAAGAAATCTGAAGGTGAGAAAGCACTTGCCGCGTTGCTTGGCCCCCAGATCCAGCAACAGGCCGTGCAGCAAGCCATCCAGCAGATCACTATGGAACGAGAGTTGGACGCCTTCGCCAATAAAGTCCGTGCTGAAAATGCCGATATCCTTCCTATGGAAACCTATATCGCACAAGCAGCTAACAACCGTATTCAGGCGGCGCAAGCTGCCGGAAGTATTAAATCTCCCGCCGACTACGTTACAGTCTACAAACAGGCTATCACAGCCGAAATCGAAAACGCCCGAAAGCTCGCTCAGACACTCCGGGGTGCTGGGAAAGAGGAGGCTATTACTCGCCAAACGCAGGTACTTAGTTCTCCGACCCTCAAACCTAATGCGGTAAATATGCAACGTGAAGCCCCTAAAGTCGGGTCGGAACCCCAAGTGGAGACGACTGCAGACTACATGGCAAAGCGTCAAGCTATGCACGCAAGGATTAGTGGGTTAAGTTCGTAACGGTAACCCCGTTAAAGGATCATTATGCCAGGACAAGTATATAGCGTTTCTAGTCTCGGTGGAGTGATGTCCCAGCCCTACCTCTCGCAGAAATTGCGGGCGGTGGCTCAGCCGTTGTTTCGATTCCGTCAGTTTGTAGATGCAAAAGAAGCGATTGGTAAGAACCGTGGTGATACGTTCCTATTCGACAAGATGCAGAACGTGGCGACCCAGGGTGGAGTCCTCATCGAAACTAATACAATCCCTGAAACACAGTTTGTGACAAATCAGGGAACATGTGTTATTACCGAATATGGTAATAGCATTCCTTTCACTCAGAAACTGGATAATTTGGCCCAGTTCCAATTGGAGCCTGCTACCGAGCAGCGTCTCCGAGACGATATGGTCAAAGTTCTTGAGTCTGCGTGTGGTACACAGTACATCAATACTGAATTCATTGCTGTTGCTTCTAGTACAGCCGTGGGCAGTATGATTATCACAACTAATGGCACTGCTACAGCCACTGCGACAGCTAACCTGTCTGCGAATGGTGTTCGTGACGTCGTTAACTTCATGACCAAGAAATTGATCCCGAAATACGATGGTCGCAACTACGTGTGCATTGCTGGCGTTACTGCGATGAGCGGTTTGCACGCTGATTCGGCCACCGGTGGATGGGTGGATATCAGCAAGTATACTGTGACCTTTGCTCCGAACGTGTTCGCCGGAGAAGTTGGTGAGTTCTACAAAACTCGCTTCGTTGAGGAAACGGGCTTCTTGAGCAATGCGATTGGTACTGGTGCTCAGTATGGTCAGTCGGTATTCTTTGGTGCGGATCAGGTCTATGAGGCCTTGTCGGTTCCTGAGGAAATCCGTGTGAAGATCCCGTTGGATTTCGGACGCGATATGGGCCTTGCGTGGTACGCACTCATTGGCTTCAAAACGGTCTGGAACTATAACGTGGATACAGAACAGCACATTGTATTTGTAACAAGCGCCTAAGGAGACTACAATGGGATATTCTGACCAAAAATACTATGACCGCCAAGGTAATCTGGTTGCTGACAGTAACGTAGCAACCGGCACCTTCACTGCCTCGGTCGCCGCCGCGACCGGGACTGCCGTTCTCACACCCTTTGCTTTGCCTACGTTCAAACGTACTACAAAGATTTTTGGGGCTGACCTTGTGGTCAAGACGGCTAACAAGATCGGGACAGTCGTTATTTCCATGTTGAATGGGACTACAACGATTGGTACCCTCACCGCTTCGAGTACAGCTTCTGCCGGAACCGATTTGACGTTCACCATTTTGAATACGGCTTCTGTCAGCACTAATACTCAAACCATCACCTTCTCTAATGGTTCGACCACTACGAACACTGTGACTACTACAAAAGATTGGACAGTTATTGCTAGCAATACTGCCCCGACTTTCGTGGTTGTGGGTTCGGCGACGGCCTCTGGTGATACACTTGGAGCTTACGAAATTTTCTTTACCACACAGGAAAATTACGTTTCTCCGTAACACTTGACAGACCGTCAAGTTTGTGCTACAATAAACATAGAGCCGCTTTTGGCGGCTCTATGTTAGTTTTAACCCCAGCCGTTCAAGGGATCGGACGAACGGCCACACGGCATTGCTGTGTGGTGTGCCCCGCAAACGCAACCCGTTTGGAGAGAATATTATGCCTACCGAAACTGCCACTCCCGTGGCGAAAACCCCTGCAAAACCTAAATCGTACACGAATTGGAAAGCTTTCGAGCAGGCCAAAC